CCAAGACCTACTTGTATTGTAACATTAAATCTATTCTTCCATTCTGTAGGCATTACTGGAACATATTGATTATTAAGTTGTATAATTTTTTCTCTATCTTGATACTTAACTGAAAGTTCAAACATTTTTCTAAATAAATCTTTAACACCAGTCTCAGCAAATATTCTTGCAATCAATTCTGCTCTCATTTGAGTTTGATTCATTATTGCAGAAATACCTGTAGCTGTTTTATTTAACGAATCAGAATCTAAACCTTGATTATATTTTGTAACACCTGTTCTTACTTCTCTAACTGTATCTAAGTATTCTAATAATGGAAAAGCTTGTTGTGAAATCGGTTGAGCTTGTATAGGTTGCATTACTTGATTAGGTGCTTGTTTAGTTCTAACTACACCACCAGGTCTTGATGTGAGTAAATCATCCATATTTACCATTCCATCCATAACAGCAACTCTGTTGTTATTAGTTAAATACATATTATCTAATAACTGTCTCATCACAGTTGATTTCATTAATTGAATATCCTCAACTAATTCTGAAACTGATCTGCCATAAAATCTGTGCGGCATTGGAATTGGTGTAACAGAAACAAACGGAATATGATCGCATGGCATATTTTCTAAAATAAATTCTGAAGTATCACCAACAGATAAAATTTTTCTAAGTTCTGCAATACCATCACCATCTGCATCATAACGAACATAGTTTTCATAGACTGTTACAGTTTGTGTGGATTGATTATCAGATGTATTAAATGGAAAGTCCTCTATGTTTTGGTATCTTGCTAATCGTTCTGTATTTAATGTTGATGCGTCTGAAGTTGGAAGACTATCTACATCCTCTTTATCATAACCCATGCTAATTAATTCTGATCTAGTCATTTGAACTCTATGTGCAACAAAGTTTGCATCTTCAAGTTTAATAGCAGTACGATCAATTAAAAATTCTTCTGGTGGAACAGACTCAACTTTTATTTTACCTTCAGTAAGAGTTCTTTTAATTTTACAATCATGTAGTTTTGGTTCTGGTAAATTTATATCTATACCTTGTTGTTCCATTTGAGCTTCAAACTGTTCAGCAGCTTGTTCAGCTAAAGTATCTGGCTTTTCTGTGTGATCTATAATTTCTACATTTTCATCAGAAGTTAAATCTTCATAATCTTTGTCTGTTAAATTTTTGTAAGTTTCATATTCTACTTTTTGCGTTTCATCATAGAATACTTTTAAGATTCCATTTTTTTCTAATAACGCATCTTTGAAAAAATTATATAATAATTGGAAGCCATCATTTTCTTTATAAAAAATATGATTTAAATATGCTGTAGCTTGATCGGCTAAGGGTGCATCTTCTGCTTTGACTGGTTCACATACTACAACTTTATCTGATGCAGTAAAAACTCTTAAAAGATTTGGAAGTAAACTTTCAATCGTATCAGCAACATCTGTACTAACAACTTGTGACCTTCCATCAATCTCATTGCCAAGCTTATCACCTTGATAATATTCTAATGATTTTTCTCTTTCAGAAGATAATGTTCCTCCTAAAAAACCTAATGAATTATGTATGTGAGATTGTATTGTATTTTTTAATTCTAAATCTTCTAGTCTTTCAATTTTTTTTGCCATAACTAAACTATATAACTTGTATCAACATGGACTGGTTCTTTCCAGTTTGTTTTTTGTCCACCAATAAATGTGCAGCCATATCTAAATGCGTCTGCTGGATGTGATGCAAAATTGTGTGTTGGTCTGTTTTTGAAACACTGATTTTTTTCATCCCATTTTTTTGAGTAAGCTTTTAATGCTTCAACACCCATTGCTGTATTTTGTCTGTCAAAATAACAATTAGGTAAAGCTTTTCGTACTGCCTCAATTCCATCTTCAATAGAAAGTTTTGGTGCAATATCAAATGATATACCTAATTCCAAAGCGATTTCCAACCTTGATTTTCCAAAAGCTCCTAATTCTCTAACTTTTATATCATGCGGAGCTATATGTCTATAATATTTATAAGGTTTACTATCTAACAAGTCAGCATAAAAATCTAATCCTTCTCCTGAGTTTTCTTCATAATCAATCACTCTGATTTGATCTCCATGTCTTTGAACAAACCAAATAGCTGTAGAATCTTTTAAACCTAAATCCCACCAAGTTTCTGTATCTAGGTTTTCATCATAAGGAACAGATGTCATTCTTTTTGCGACCTCAAGCTTTTCTATAATAGCTCCATAATACGATCCTGTAATTGCAGCTTGAAACGAACATTCAAACTCCTGGTTATATAGATCATCTGACATAGTATTTTGTGCAGATCGTAATTCTTCTTTGTCTAGGATTTCTGTTTGAGATGCTTTGAAAACCCCTGTCCACCAACCTTTTTGTTGCACAGCATCTTTGTGAAGTTTGTAAAAATAATTCTGACCTTTGGGTGTACCTATAAATACACACCATCCTTTCCTGTCGGCTAATGCTGGTCGGATAATTTCTGGAAATAATGATGGACTAATATTCTGCGTCTCATCCATAACACATCCATCTAAAAAGATACCCCTTAATGCTTGATCATTCTCAGCACCTAAGATTGTTATTCTTGACCCATTAGGAAAATCACATCTAAGTTCTGATTCATTAAATTTGACGTAAGGAATATTCTTGGCGAAATTTTTAATATAATCCCATGCTGTACTTTTACCCTGCTTAAATGTTGGTGAGATGAAAGCATATCTTGGATTCGGCTGAGTATTAGTTAAAGCATCCCTTATCATGTGGTTGATACACATTACAGTTTTGCCAGACCTCCTATGTGCCACAATTACGTTGAATCGGCTTTTAGGAATTTGTGTGTGCAAAAATTTTTGAAGCTTTCTTGGTGAATATGGAATTACGATTTCTGACATTTAAAATAAAACCCCTACCTAGTGAATAGTGTCATTCTCAGGAAAAGGCAAGTTTTCTATGTTAAGTTCTTTACCGATATATCTGGAGAAGTCTTTAGCATCCTCATAGTCTGAGAAACCTTCAAAGTGAACAGAAACAGTATTAGTCATTTCTGAAACAAGTATCACTGCGTATATTTTTGGCTTATCCATAAGTCGGTCTCCTCATCTATTTATATATACCTCCTAACATAATACGCAACAACGCAAAAAAAATCTAGCGGTGGGGTTGCATTTAAAACCCCCAGCTTACGTTATTGCGATACAATTAGAACAATTACTGATAACTGATAACTTCTCAGAACAATATACAAGTTGCATAATACATTTTAGGGTTTATCTGCCTACAACTAGCAATTTATTTTGTTTCTTATAGGTTGTGTAGGCAACTTTGTGCGAACAGGTTGGAAGATCAACAACAATAAATGTTGTATTACTTTACTTATTTAATAATTACTGTGACTTTTCCCACTTCACTACTAGCGGTGTTTCTGCGTTAAAACTGTGTTTAACTTGTTGTTTGTTGGAGTATTTAGGTAGTAAATGGGTAGCTTTCCACTTGGTTAAACCAATAGCTTCCTTAACTAAATGACTGATAGCAAGGTCGCCTTTACCATTTATTTTAAAATCAGCAATGGCACTTTCAAGCTGTGAAGTAGCTTCACCTAATAAATAATCTACTCCGTCACTTTTAGCTGTTTCATATTCTTGTCTCACTTTGGGTTTTTTATGCAATAGCTTTCTAAATCCCTCCCAAGATAATGACTTGGCTTCTAATACCTTTTTCACAGACTTGCCTAATGCTAGTTCTGCAAATATGGCTTCTAATACTTCTGATGTGAACTTTATTTTATTACTCATATATTTAGTTATTTACTACCTATTGACAACTATTTAGAATTATGTATAGTTTTTAACTATGTTGAATATATACAAAAAACTAACAAAAGAAAGGGTAAAAGATGACTAAAAAAACAATAAAACAATGGGTACTTGAAGAAGTAAAAGATGAAACATTATACCTTGAAGACGTTGTAAAATATGGTTGTGTTAATGGCTCTGTATCATCATTAATTTATTACAGTGATACTGTAAAATTTTATGATCAATTTGAAGATGAAATATGGGATATGCTTCATGAGGAACATGAGAACTTTGGAAGCAACAACATTTTAGAAACTATTGGTCAATTCAATGGTGCTAAAAATGTTGGCTCATTAGATCAATTTAAAAATTTATTAGCTTGGTATGCTGTTGA